AACCACCAAACACGCCCGCAACTCCGAGCATATGAAAGGGGTGCATAAGGATGTTGTGTTCCGCTTGGAAGACAAACATGAAGTTGAATGTTCCACTGATACCTAAAGGCATACCGTCAGAGAATGAGCCCTGACCGAAAGGGTAGACAAGAAAGACTGCAAGAGCTGCGGATAGTGGTGCAGTATATGCAACAAAGATCCATGGTCTCATGCCAAGTCTGTATGATAGTTCCCATTGTCTGCCTGCATAAGCTGCTACACCTATGAGGAAATGAAAGACAACGAGTTGATATGGTCCGCCGTTATATAACCATTCGTCCATGGTTCCGGCTTCCCAAATTGGATAAAAATGTAGTCCGATTGCGTTTGAGGAGGGGACGACTGCTCCTGATATAATATTGTTTCCGTATATTAACGAGCCAGAAACAGGCTCACGTATGCCGTCTATGTCTACAGGCGGTGCTGCGATGAAGGCGAGTATAAAACAAGTTGTTGCTGTTAATAAGCAGGGTATCATAAGCACACCAAACCAACCTACATATAGGCGGTTCTCTGTACTTGTAACCCACTGACAAAACTTTTCCCAGTTGCTAGTTTGGCTTTCTCTTGTTACTGAGATAGCTGCCATTAGAATATACCGGGTATGATTTGTCCTGTTGTTGCGTAGGCTCCTACAGCTGCTACGAAGCCGAGCATTGCTGCCCAACCATTAAATCTTTCTGCTTCTGGTGACATTAGTTTTTGTTGTGGTAATAATTGTATGGGTGGTTCGTTTGGGTAGATGTTCTTCTTCCCGTATTCGGTGGTAATCATTTTTTCTTTGATTTTTTCTTGTAAGGTTTTGCTGTTTTCGCTGACTTCTTAAAAGCAGCGGCGGTGGGAGCGCCCTTAGAACCCACCTTTCTCATCTTCTCACCAGAGCCAGCTTTGATACGCTTTCTCTTGGCGTGAATGTTTGCGTATAATCCTCGTTTAGCCATTAGACTTGCCCTTTTCTAATTTTTTTTAGTAATCTTTTAAGGATCTTTGAACCATCTTTAGACTCTTGTGGTTCATTAAGTTGTTCTTCTATATCTTTTGGTAACTTTCTAGGAAAGATATCCATAGCAATTTTAGTGCCTTTCTTTTCTTTCTTTGTACCGTCTTCGTTGTATGTTATAGCCATTTGTTATAGTGTAAGATCTGAACAGTAACTCTTCGTTGCTAACTTACCAGTTACAAAAGCATTAAATCCAATGCAGATGCGTGGGGTAGTTGTAAGATTGGGTGCGACATCATGGTACAACGAAGAGGGAAAGATGACGATTGTAGATGTAGAAACTGGTACTCTCCAAGAATGTGAATTAAAAATATTATAATCAATGTAATCATACTCAAACTTAAACGAGTCTAGAAAACCGGGACTTCCGTGAAAGTTTAATAGTGCATCTGGTGGGGTTTGTAAATAATAAACTCCAGAGAAGATACAATTCTGATGATTATGTGACTGATGCCATTGATCTTGACTCTTAATTGTTAACCAAGAGTTTGTAATTCTGAATGATTGTTCAATGTTTAGAACTTGATTAGTATAGTAATGTAATTCTTTCTCACATAGTGTCTTAATATTATTTAGTTTAGGTAAATCTAAGACTTGTGTATTTGATGTGAGTTCTAAGATTTCACTATGTGCATGTTCCAACCACATATCTAATGATGATACATAATCAAGTTCTTGCTGTGTTGGTTTATATCCAGTATCGTTTACGTATACAGGTGATGAAAACAATGGTAGCACCATCGGTTCCGTCATTAGCATTTCCATTTGCGTAGGGCAAGAGCTTTACGTGTAGGCTTGCCGTTTGGTTTTTTCATTGGTCCTTTTACACCCTTCATCCTAGCACAGAACGAGCGTTTACGTGGACCTCCTCCGGGCTGAGGAGCCTTGAGGTTAGAGCCGGTAGCAGCGTTGTACTTTTTTCTACCGGCTGCTGTCAGCCCACCAGTACGGGACTTGTGCTTTCCCATCTTGAGACTGACATTCTTTTTCTTAACTGCCATTACACTCCAAATCTAGATTGTTGTATAAGTATTAGTTCACGTTGATTCCTAATAAATTCGTTTGGAGATGTGGAGTTAATTATCTTAAGTGCTTCTTCAAATTCTTTATTAGTCAGAGCTCCTGACCCACTAGGTCTAAGGAAACCAGCGAGTAATTGCTGTCTATTATTCTTAGTCTTTTTATTTTTTGCAAGCGGCACGGGTAATCCATGTATGTCAGGATTATATTCTGTTGGAGCTCCGAACAACCCTCCTCTCTGTTGGTAAGCATTACCCTGACCATCTAGAAAGTAACCTTTTTCGGTTACATAATTCATGATAGATGAATCAGGTCTATCTAAGCTAGCTATCTTAAGATCTTTACGTTTGGTTAACATTGTTGTTAGTCCTCTTTCTCATTTTTTCACGACGGCGTACTATATAACTCGGGTCTATCTCTCGTTTCTGAGGTTTCGTATCTGGGTGAGGTTTAAAATCTTTATAGATTTTTGGTGGCCTAGTACAATCGTGTGGTCCTTGTGGTTTGCAAGGATTCGTCTCGTACGGATTGTGGTCCGACGGATAAGAGTAACCTTTACGCTTCGTTGACATTGTTGTTAGTCCTCTTCTTCATCTTAGATAATCGAATAGGTAATCCTAGTTGTATGTATACTTCTTTTCCTCCGTTCTTTTTATTTTTCTTATCACCCTTGAACACTCTGTATGGTGCACTTTCTCCGGGTTGATTTAAATTGGAAGGCATTACTTTTTCCTCTTATTTTTCATGATTGCAGCCGCAACTTTTGGTCTTTTTTTTGCGAGTGCGGCTAGTTCCTTTGACGCTTTCTTTGGCGGTCTACCTTTCTTACTTCCGTAAGTGCCTTTTCCCTGTGGCATGATTTTAAAATGATAAGTCTGATCTGTCTAGTTTTTCAATAACATCTTGCCTGTAGGCAGGGTCGTTATCATACCTTCTATCACTCATAGCTGCTACCAGTTCGGCTTGGCTACGAAAGACGTCACCTCTATTAGGTGCTGCTTTACCTGTAACCATTCTACCTTCTACTCCGTTTGCTGCATCATACTGTGACTTCAGTCCCTGAACTGCAAAGTTAATAGCATCTAAGCTACCGGTATTTATAATCTGGTCAAAGGCTTCAATAGACTTAGCGTCTAAATTCTGCCCTGCCCATTGTACCATGTTTTGGTATGCTGCTTCACCGCCTGCTGAGTTCTTAACTTGATTTATCTGTGCATCAGATATATCAGCTACTTCAGATGGTGGCTGTGCCTGCCAGTCTGGACTCTTAGTTACTTCTAGGTATGCGTTAACCAAATCTTGACTAGACATGCCAGAAAACTTTTGTAATGTTTCTGGTGATAACTTGCCGTTGTTTTTATAATACTCGTCTGATGCTGATGTAATTATATTAGCATTGTCAGACAGTGAAGTAGGTTCTGGTTCTGGTTCTGGTTCAGCTTGTTCAGTTGTTTCTTGCTGTCCTAGTTTAGATTCTAATTCTTTGTATGCTTTCTCTAGCTCTTCAGCTGACTTATATTTACCAGCTAGTAAGCCTTCTTGTTCAGTTACTAACTTCTCACCAACAGCCAGAGAGTCCTGTTCCTCTTCGGTTAGGACTTCTGTTTCTGGTTGCTGATCTGTAACTGTAAATGTTTGTTCTTCTGCTGCCATTCTATTCTTGTGGTGGTTCTTCCATTGGTGGGGTTGCAGCTCCTAACATATTAGATGCTAGAGCTGTAGCTTGATCTGATAACTCTGGGTTCTTAGTAGGGTCCATAAGTGGTGTGCCTGCAAGCTGACCTGTTTGTTTCACAAGTTCTTGCTGTGCTTGTTGAGCCATCATCATCTGTTTATCTTGTTCTAGTTGTTCTGGTGTCTTGATTAGATTTAGAACATCTATACCCTGTGCTGCTGCTAGTCTTTGTATAGCCTCAGATGGGTTAACAAACTTAACAAGAGCTTCTGGTCCTAGCGTCTGTGCTACGGTAGCCATGAATCTAGTTAAGCTTTCATTATCTTGTCCTCTACCGAGTGAGTTAATACCAGCTACTATCTTAGGTCTTACCATATCTTTAGGTAGCCTTGGTATCTGGTTTGATCTCTGTAGTATTAACAGAGTTCTGTTTAAATATGGTACTAGAAACTCAACTGTTATTAGTGAGAATATCCCACCCAGTGATTGTTCTAGCTCTAGCTGTGTAAGGCGTACCTCTTCAGCTGTAACCCTCTCTGCATTTCTCACATTCATAACTAAGAAAGCTTCAAGGATTCTCTTTTCTAATTGCTGCGACATCTGTGCAGCTGTAGCAAAGTCTGCTGTCTTACCGACTTGCACGACTCCTACGTCTTCTGGTCTACCCTGTATGATAGCTCCGTTGCCAGCTTTGGATAGAGTCTGCGGCTTGGTAGTAGATGAAGGGGATACAAGAAAGATAACTTTACTCGCTACACTTGCACCCTCGACGAGAGCTTGTGCTAATCCGTTGAGACTACGTAAGTCTCCTATAAATTCTTCTACTCTACCACGTCCGTAGTCTTCTCCGTCTACTGTATTGAATCGAAGCACTAACCATGGTGAGGCGTTCTTAGGAGCTGTACTGCGGCTACCCTCTAGGATCATATCGTCCACTTCTTGGTGCCACATCCAACGTCCACTACTCTCATCCAACTTAACACAGGTGTATACCTCAGCGTCGTCTTCTACTGGACCTTCGTAATTACTATTTGGTCCCTGTTCTTCGGGAGGTTTTGCTATCCCTAGAACCTTTCTGTCAACTAATTCTTTAGTAACGATTTCTATTACATTACCATTACCGTCTCTGTTTACAACGTATCTTGATAGTGGATAGTTTTTTAAACCATCTTTGCCCATAAAGATAAGTGCATTACCACCAACGATTAGGTGTTTTAATGCTTGGTGTACTACAACTCTATCATTAGATGCAGCTATGAAATCCATTATCATTCTCTCTATCTTGGAGAAAGATAAGTCTAACTCGGTACGCATCTGTGGATCTAGTGTTTGCCCAAGTTTATCGTCTCTTACTTGTAGCTTAAAGAAGCTAGTTTGTGGAGGCAGTGTTGCCAACATAAGTTTGGCGGCTAACGTGACGACAGCTTTAGCACCAACTGACTGCCATGGTTGTAGCAGTGTACGCTTGCCTTTAAAATTGTCGTCTCTTGTAATAAGATAAGGTAAGGTAAGTTCAGAACATTCCACTGCCATGTCGAGAAACTGTGTTCTACCTGATGACAGTTTGTTGTATCTTTCCTTTGCCTTATACATTCATCCCACCTGTAGTACTACCAGCTGAACCAGTATTAATATTAATTTTGAGAGCATCTGTACCAGTCTTCTTAGCTGTTCCTTTTGGAGCAGACTTTGCTGTTGTACCATACTCTACACCCGCTGTTTCATCAGGATCTATCAGCTCTTTCTTGCTAGGTAGTCTTGATGCCTGTACTACGTCAGGCTGCCTTGGTTGTATAGGAGCCGGGGTAGGCATAGGTGACGGGCTTGATCTAAATAGACACATTGTCTTCGTTTAAAATAGATTTTACATACTGTACCACTTCCCATTGTCCGGAGCGATACATGATGGAGGCTAAGTCCTCCTTGGGGTGGACAGGACGCCAAGCAAACTTGGCTTCTAAATCCTCTACCAGTTTCTCGAGTTTCTCTGAGTGGAAACTAAGCGTACTGGGGTAGGTTTGTGTTTGCATGTTCAAAAAATGCGGGCATACGAGC